TCGGCGGCAATCAGGTCGATGTCCTTGGGGCCCATCCTCTCGATCGGCTTGTCGTACTTCTCGACCACCGGCTTGCCCTCGCCGTCCTCGCCCAGGTTTATGGTAATCACGAATCTTTCGTTGCTCTTGGCCTCCTTGGGGTCGCCCCCCAGCCCGGCATTGCGCGAAAACAGCTTGGCAACCTCGGTCGCCGCCGACAGCGACTCGTCGCTCATCATCCGCGCGCCCAGCCGCGGCAGCGCCTGCTCCAGATAAGCCGCGCTTGTCAGCTTGATCCGCTCGTTGGTCAACAGCGCCGAATTCCATTCCAGCGTGAACTGCTCGAACGCGCGCTTGTAGAACGGCAGCTTGGATATCTCGTAGAAGTCCTGCTCGCTGATGCCGAAATCCGCGAAAATAACCCTATAACTGCGGATCGCCATCGCCATCTCGCGGGCGAGCTTCGCTACGGCAACTTCATCTAAATTTTGATCGGGCGGCTCAGTGGGCTCGGACATCCGCGCACCCTATAACATTTCCCGCCAATAGGGTAGCATGGCGCCCATGGCAACCAACCCGCTCGGCAATTCCGGAGTCCTGGCCGTGGTCCCTCCGGCGGCGCTTGAGGCTCACCTAGAAGCTCAGCAACTTGCTCGCTCTCAGGCGGCAGCGCCACAACAAGAACCCGCCCCGCCGCAGCTCGCCGGATTCATCCGCGGCCAGTGGGAGGTATTCCGTAATCACCGCAATACCGCCGCCGGTTGGTCCAATCGCCTGCTCGAGGCGTTGCGCACCTTCAACGGCCAATATTCCCCAACCAAGTTCCAGGAGGTCAAGAAGTTTGGGGGCTCCGAGGTTTTCGCAAGATTGTCCGCCCAAAAATGTCGCGCCGCCTCCTCGCTCCTGCGCGATATCTATCTCGGCTCCGACCGCCCCTGGTCGATTCGCCCGCCGGCCGATCCCGACGTCCCGCCCGATATCGTCCAGAAGATCGATGCGCTCATGGCCCACGAGCAGCAGATGATCATGCAGACCATGGGCCAGGCCCCGTCCCCGCAGGACGTCCAGATGCGCCGCGCCGCCCTCATGACATCGGCCGCCGACGCCGCCAAGAAAAAGGCCGCCGACCAGGCCCAGGTCGCCGAGGACAGGATCGATGAGATCCTGCGCGAGGGCGGATTTTATCACGCCCTGGCGGAGTTCATCGTGGATCTCCCGATCTTCCCGTTCGCCTGTATCAAGGGCCCCACCGTCCGGATCGCGCCCGAGGTCAAGTGGAACAACGGCCAGCCGTTGGTGCGCCAGATCCCGAAAATGGTCTGGAGCCGGATATCCCCCTTCGATATCTGGTTTACGCCGGGCGTGGCGGACATCGCCAACGCCAACGTCATCGAGAAATCACGCCTCACCCGCGCCGAGCTCAACGACCTCCTCGACCTGCCCGGCTTCGACCAGGCCGAGGTCCGCGCCGTCCTCGACGAATACGGCCGCGGCGGCCTCTACGACAACTGGGACACCACCGACGCCGAACGCTCAGTGCTGGAAAGTCGCGAAAACCCCGCCTGGAACCGCTCCGGCCTCATCACCCAGATGGAATTCCACGGCAACGTCCAGGGCCGCCTCCTGCAGGACTACGGCATGCCCGGCATCGCCGACGAATTGCGCGACTACCACATCGACGCCTACGTCATCGGCAGCCACATCATCAAGGCCAACCTCTCCCCCTCGCCGCGGGCAAGGCACCCCTATTACATAACCAGCTTCGAGAAAGTCCCCGGCACCCCCGTCGGCAACGGCCTCACCGACATGATCGCCGACCTCCAGGATGTCGCCAACGCAACGCTGCGCTCGCTGGTCAACAATCTCTCGATATCCTCCGGTCCCATGGTGGTCATCAACGACGATCGCGTCCGGCCCGAGGATAATGTTGAGGAACTGTATCCTTGGAAGAGATTTCACGCGTCCTCCGACCCAGTTGGCAACAACTCGAAACCTCCCGTTGAATTTTTTCAACCCAACAGCAATTCGCAAGACCTGCTGACCGTGTTCAGGGCCTTCGTCGATCTAGCGGACGACATCTCAGCAATCCCCAAATACATCGGCGGCCAGCCCGGTGGCGGCGCAGGACGCACCGCATCCGGTTTGGCCATGCTGATGAACAATGCGAGCAAAGTGCTTCAAAGTGTTGCAGCGAACTTAGACCGCGAACTGTTCGAGCCTGCGCTGCAGCAACTCGTCGACCTGGTGTTGCTCAGTGATACGACCGGGCTTTTGACTGGCGAGGAAAATGTTTCGGTGCAAGGAGTGAGCGTTGCTATTCAGCGTGAAACCCAACGACAGCGTCAGGTTGAGTTTCTTCAAAGCACGGCGAATCCAATCGACATGGGGATCATCGGAATCAAGGGCCGTGGCGCGGTACTTCGCAGCGTCGCTCAGACCATCGGGCTCGACGGCGACGAAATCGTACCCTCCGACGACGATCTCGAAAAACTCCAGCAACAGCAGCAAGGCGGCGGCGAGCAGCAGGCGCTCGCCCAGAAGGTCGAGCAGGGCGTGCAGCAAGGCGTGCAAATGGGCGTCCAGAAGATCGCCTCCGACTTGACCGCCGGACTCCTGGCGAGCCAAGCCGGCGTGCCGGCCGGCCAGCGCGGCATCCTTCCAGCCCTGACCGGTGGGGCGCCGTTGGGTCCTCTCGGCGCTCCCGGGTCTGGCGCTCCGGGCGGCGGCATGGACCAGATGGCGCGTCAGGCACAGGGCAACCAGCCATCACCATTGTCGCAAGGCAACACCATGCCGACTAGTCTGGTTGGGAATCAGCCCGCGCCTCCGGGCCCTGGCGCGCGACCGCCGGTGCCTGTAGGGGGGCCGCCAGGGTAGAGAACTCGTAAGCAACCGTTCGATCTTAACCAGAGAGGAGTACGTCCAATGCCGTCCTATGAGGTTAAATCCCGCGTTACTCACGCCGCCACCGTCGAGACCATCGAGGCGCTGCACCGCGAGGATGCGGTTCATCAGGTCGTGGCCAACGCCACCGCTACTCCGGGCGACGAGATCGACGTTTTGACCGTCACCGAGCTGCCCGGCACCGCCGGCGGCGGCGAGGGCGTCACCGGCGCCACCGGCGGCATGTTCGGTGCGTCAGGTGAAACCAGGTCGACCAAGGCGCAGCTCAACGACATGACCAAGGAGGAGTTGCTGAGCGTGGCTACCAGCGAGGGTGCCGAGGTCAGCGAGCATTGGAACAAGGGCGACATCATCGACGCCATCGTCAAGCATCGCAAGCACACGTGAAGCTGGGGTGGTCCGCTATTCTGCGCAACGAGGCAGCGATCATATCGCGCTGCCTCGACAGCATTCTGCCGCACGTCGACTACGGGCTCGTGGTCGACACCGGCTCGACCGACGGCACGCCTGATATCGTCAAGAAAGCGTTCGCCGACGCCAGCAAAACGGTCGAGATCGAACATACGGTGTTTCACGACTTCGCCCAGGCGCGCAACGAGGCGCTTGCTTTTGCGCGTGCCAGCGACCTGCCGTGGGACTACTTGGTCTTATCGGACGCCGACATGGCCATGGTCGTCGAAGATCCCTATTGGAAGCGGCAACTCAATGGCGGTCTTGCCTACGACGTGCGGCAGGTGGCCGGAACACTGAACTACTGGAACCGGCGCATACTGAACCGCAAGGCTACCGGTGACTATAAATGCCCGACCCACGAATTTTTAGATGTGCCCACGGCGGGCAACATCGACGGCATCTGGTTCAAGGACCACGCCGACGGGCACAACAGGCCGGGGAAGTTCGAGCGGGACATCAAGCTGCTCGAAGATATGCTGAAGACCGAGACGAATGAAGGGCTCATACAGCGCGCCCATTTTTATTTAGGCCAATCATATTTTGACGCCAAAAATTGGGGGAAGGCGGCCGAGCACTACAAGATCCGCGCCTCGCTCGGCGGTTTTGCCGAGGAGCAGTGGAACGCGCAACTGCATTACGCTCACGCGCTTGGCAATTTAGGCCGCCATGCGGAGTTTATTTGGGAGATGCTGCAGGCCTATCAGATGCGTCCGTCGCGGGCCGAAGTGCTGTATGACGCAGCTAGGTTCTTCAGGGAGCGTGGCGAGAACCACTTGAGCCTGCTGTTCTCGGAAGCGGGCATGCAGATAAAGCGCCCGGACGACCAGCTGTTCGTCAACGACTTCGTCTACAAATCGGGCTGCCGGGAGGAGTTCTCCATCTGTGCGTATTACGACCCCGCGCACCGGTCGCGCGGCGCGCAGGTCTGCAACGATCTGGCGCTGGAGGGCAGCGAGCAGGCGCGCGGCAATATGTATTGGTACCTGCGGCCATTGGCCGAGCATGTGCCGTCGTTCAAGCCCAAGCGGTTGCGCTTCGAGCCGCCCGACGGCTGGGCCGCCACCAACCCGTCGGTCATCAACTATCAGGGAAGGTCTGTCCTTGTTTTACGCACCGTCAACTACACGATCACGCCGGAGGGGGTGTATGCCATTCGAGGTAGTGGGGGAGATTGTTCTCCTCATAATGCTATTTGCACTCGGAATTACCTTGGGCATTTATCTTACGCATTGGACCAAATAACGATGGATGAGCTGCCATTGCCGGAGAATTGGCCGGAACCGAAGTTTCATCCGGTACGTGGTCTGGAAGATAGCCGGTTGTTCGAATGGCAGGGCGGCTTGTGGACGATCTCGAACGTGCGCGAGCTCAACCCGGAGGGCTGGTGCGAGCAAGTCCTGGTCCCGCTCAACGCGCGCGGCCGGCCTTGGAAGAAAATTCTGCCCAAGAAACGTCTGCACGAGAAAAACTGGCAGCCTTGGGTGAAGAACGACGAGTTGCGGTTCGTCTACCGGCAGGGGACCCTGGTCGACGACGATGGTAATGTGGTTTTCGAAAGTGATTCCGGTTTCGACGCCAGGGCGATCAGCGGCGGCTCGCAGGTTATAGAAGCTGACGGTGTGTACTTATCGCTAGTGCATGAGGCGCGCACGATCCCAGGGCGGCCGAACCGCTATTATGCCCATAGGTTCGTACGCTACGCCGTTGACGGAGCGGTTACCGGTATGTCCATGCCGTTCTATTTCCACGACAAGCAGATCGAGTTCTGCGCCGGCCTGGCGTATTTTCCCGACAAGCGGCAGCTGATGGCAAGCTACGGCGTGATGGACCGGGAAGCCTGGGTTTGTGTGTTAGATCTAGAGGAGGTTTTACGGTTCATCGAGGAGCCGCGATGAGCGTGATGGCCGTCACCGGCTTTATTCCAATCCCCGACCATCCCCGCCCGGCGCGGGACTACGAAAGGCTCGGCGCCCGAATGGCCGCAGCCGACATCAAGTTGCTGCGCCTCGACACCGCGCTCGAGGCGTGCTGGCTCTACCGGCATCTGCAACGGCACGGGCCGGTGACCCACTCGACCGCCGACAACCCGGCCAAGAACTCGCTCGCCTATCACATCGTACAGGCGGAGAAGTCCGAGCTCATCGCGGACGCCGCCGAGCTGGTTCCCGACGCCGACGTCATCGTCTGGATCGATCTCGGCATCTTCCACCTGCCGGGAATGACCGCCGCCGTGATCGAGGATTTCATGGCCCGCGCTGCGGCCGAAGAATCCATCGCCATCCCGGGCTGCTGGGAGAGGAACTACCAATACGACGATCGCTACCCGTGCTGGCGGTTCTGCGGGGGCCTCCTGGTCGTGCCGCGCGAGCACGCCGCCGCCCTCGCCGCTGTGATGAGGGACGAATGCAAGCGCCATCTGCGGGAGACGCACAACTTGAGTTGGGAGGTGAACACCCTTTGCCGTGTCGAAGAACGCTACCCGCAGTTGCCAATCCGGTGGTATGGTCCCTGCAATCATGATGCGTCCATGTTTTTGAACTATCGGGCAACGGAGCACGCCGATGGCTGGAAAGCGCAAGGGTTACGAGGGGTCCAAGGCTGACCTGGCCGAGGACAAGCGCGGCGCCAAGCGCAAGGGCATGTCGCTCAAGGACTACGAGACTTCCGCACAGGACAAGGCCGAGGACAAGCGCGGCCAGGCCAAGCTGGGCCGAAAGAAGTGAGCCATGATGACGAGCGTCCGCTCATGGTTCGCGGACAACCAGGCGCTGGTTTATTTCCTGGTGGCGCAGGGCATCGCGATCGGCGCTGCGGTCCTGTCGATCACTGCCTACATGGTCAAGCTGGAGACGCGGGTGAGCACGCTGGAGATTCGCGGTTCGCCGCACTTGGTGACGGTCGATAGCCGGTTGACGGTATTGGAGAGTCAGACCAAGGCTAACAAGGGAAGCATCGATAGGATCGTTGACGTGATGACCAAGAGGTTGAACATCAATCCATGAACGAGGATCGCAGCCTGAGTTCTGCGGGTGCTAATTTAATCAAGCACTACGAAGGCTGTTTGAAGAAAGTTGGCGATTATTATCAACCGT